TCCGGTGACAGCTTGTCAATAACCTGAGAAAGAAGCTGACGGTCATCGGCAGTAATATCTTGACCCTCCTCAATCTTCAGGATTGCATCGGCAAGCGAATCAGCATCAACCTCGGCACGCTTAGCAACAACATCCAAACCGCGAACAGTCGTAGTACCAGCAGTAGCGCTATACGCAGGGAAAGCCACGATACTAACTTCGTGTAGCCTAACCTCGCGGAGAGTGCGCTCAGAACCGTCAGCGTTCCACTCATCGCCACCACGGGGAACACTAAAGCCAAACGACATAGAGTCAATGTCACCACGCTTCAGCAACTCGGCAGCATCACGCCCAACAGTTGTGTTAGGTAGTTGAGCCTCAACCCTCAGCCCCAAGTGATCCTCGGTCAGCTTCAGAGTACCGGCACGGGTAGAACCCAGAACAGATCCGGTGTCGTGATTCCACAAAATCTTGATGTCGTTACGCGCCTTGAGGGAACGAATGAACGCTCCGGGTGCAATACGCTCCGTGAACGGTAACGGCTCCGAGGGGCTGTCGAATACCGCAGCGTAACCCTCAAAGTACATTCCATCTTGAGTTTCACGGATCTCAAAATCAACAGAATTGACCCGTGTTTCCAGCTTGCTCAATGACTCGCCTCTCGCTCTGCCTTCATTCTCTGCTTCTAGTCTACCAACAACACCATCAGCATATGCCAAAGCACGCTCCGCAGCCCGCTTAGAAGGACCGGAACCCCACAACAAATGCGCCACAACGCCGGCAGAAGGGTAATCCTCGTTGTCGGGATCCGCAGCCGGGGCGTCAAGATCAACAAGGTGACGCGCAATCCAAGCCCGCAACCTAACCCACTTCTCAGCAGTCACGTTACCCTGAGCCATCGCACGCGCCTCACGGATAGTTCTATCCACAAGCCCATCGCCACCTAAGCCCTGCTCATAGTATTCGAGCCCGCGCCTAGCAGCAGCCCTCATGTATGCGGGTGGCTCAAGATTGACTTCCCGGATCTCGGACCGCAGGGAAACAATTTTGGTTAGCGTTGAGAACCGGTGACCAACCAAAGTATCTGTGGGCTCGTAACCCTCATCGCCCTCACGCCAAACACGGATAAGCGCAGCAGGATCTTCAGGTGATCCGTTGATAGTGAAGCTACTGTCGGGTACGTCAATCTGACCATCGCGTTCGATACGAACTATCTGACCGCGTGCCGTACCGCCGGAACTATCCCACTGAACAAAATCGTTCACAGAAAGCTCATCGGGTGCAGCCCGGTTGCCGGTGGGATCGAACGGCAAGAAAGTGTTGCCCTTGTAGGTTCCGCCGGGCTCAATATCTTCAGCCATCGAAACAGCAACCATCTGGTCAATAGCAGACAACTCGTTAGGGTGACAACCCAATAGTTCACCGTCAGCCTTCACGACTGCCCAGTTCTCACAGTCAGGGTGCTGATCAGTAATAAAGTATGGCATTAGTTCTCCCCGTGATAACCACAGTTGCAGTCATCACACTTATCGTGTGCCCCTACGTTACATGAAGCCATCAGTCGTGATTCTGTATTTGGAGAACATGAACTACTGGCGCACCCTGACCGGAATAAGCGTAGAGCTTATCGCCGGGGCGCAAAACAAGTTCAATAGTTTGGGCAGCGTGTAAGTGCAAACCCGTTGATGCGGTTACTGTTTCGTTACCTAAATACACTTCGGTTGATTCGCTGTGATCCGCTTCGTGGATAATAACCCTCTGTGGCATATTATCTGCGGAAGCAATAGCAACCCTAGTGTCCTCGGGGATAGTAAAGTGTGCGTTCAGGATCGGCATTAGTTCACCTCATAAGCAGCTTGGGGATCTTCCGGGTCAATCTGACTAATGGGCTGAAGCTGTGACGAAGGCAAACCAGTGTGAGGGATCTCCGGCAGATCAAGCGCAGCAAGAACACTCGCGGGATCGTAACCGGAAAGCACAAGCGACTGCACCATCAGGATCCGTTCGCGCTGAGCCTTCACGCCAGCCTCATCCAAGTTCACATTAGCTAAGGGAACCCTAACCACATCCGCAGACGGGTCATCCATCGGGGCGAGCTCCTCAAGCTTACGAACATCGTTGATCGTCAAGAAACCAGACTGAAGCCCAGTGCTATACGCACTCATCCTCGACTGAATATCGGCACGCAACAAACCGTCAAGATTGAACTTGATGTAAGCACCCTCACCGTTAGGCGAACGGGAAAGTAGCGGGGAGATCGCACCCTCAATCTTCTGAATGATCGGGCGCAAACCGTGAGTCACCCAAGCCAGGTTAGTTTGCTCCACACTCGCGTAAGAGTTAGTTCCGGGCAAAGCAAGCAGGTGGGGTGGCACATTGAAAGCACGGGCAATATCCTCAACCGCCATATGCCGAGCCTCAAGCGCCTGCGACTGTTGCGGGTCAATCTGCGTAGGCTTGAATGTAGCGCCACCGGAAAGCACACCAGTCTTGTGACCGCGCCTCCAACCCTTGTGACGGTTATCGAAACCAGCAGCAAGATCCGAAGCCTGCTCCTGAGTCAAGTTACCGGGGAACTCAATCACGCCACCCAGGTTCGTGCCCTGACCGAAGAAAGTGCTAGCAAACTTCTCAAGCGCAAGCGCAAGCCCGAAGTTCTCCTTGAGAGCCTTGACCCTAGAAACACCGCGCACCTCACCAGGGCGCACAACATCGGGAACGTGAACAATCTCATCGGAACTCAGAGCCCTATCCTCGCCCTCGATAGCGAACTGGATACGACCCAAACCGTTGCGCTGAATCTTCACCGTCTGAGGGTTGAGCACAACCAGGTTCACAATCTCGCCACGCCCGTTAGAGAACACACGAATGAAAGCGTTACCATCCAACAACAGCGAAGTGATGACCGCGGAATAGAAAGCCTCACGGGTGCTGTCAATGTCCGGCTTATCAACCCAGGTTGGTTTCGGGCGCAACGGGTAACGGGTTTCGCCTTCCCGGTAATAAGCATCAACAGGCAGGGTTGAGATCGTGTCCGAGATAAGCGAAACAGCAGAGAACACCGCGTTCACCTGGAACACCGTGTCGTTATTTAGGTTCACACCGGAAAGCGTGCCCAAAGAAATATCGTCACCCGAAGCGAACAAAGTTTGGTAGCTGACAGCCCTCTGCTCGAACAACTTATTGAACACCATATGTTATCGCCCTACGCTCAACCCAATAAGCAGAAGAAACACTCCCGCCACCACAATCCCAACCGGGACTGACATCAAAATAACGCCAGCGGTAATAGCGCCAGCACCAAGCAACTGCAACGTCGTGGACATATTCACCTAACTAAAGAATTGTGGTACGACAGTTTCCATTCTACCTGCGGTAGCTCTATCCACTGCCAAGATTGCTGCGACTGCTGCGTCAATCTTTCGCGGGCTCCCACGTTTCTCTTTCACGATCCGTGGACCCATGTTGTCTATCTTAGTCACAGCGTTATCCAAATGCCTAGCCAAAATCGGATTACCGTCATGAACAAAGCGTTTCTCAACCACACCGTCATAGAACTTCGCACACGCCGGAACCATACGCCGGGCAGAAGTCGAAGGCCACTCCACCACCGGAAGCCCCCTGTCCTCAAGCACCTGCATAGACCGTTGCCACCGGAACGGGTCACACGCAATCTCTCTGACATTCGGGTGATTCGCGCAAAAATCTATAATCGTGTTTTCCACATCAGCAATATCAACACGCCAGTTATCATCATCCTCGGTGAGATCCTTCTCCCAAGCCTTCACCAAAAAAATTCTAATTTTTTCATCATCGTCTTTGGGGATAGTCGCGCCCACGATAACGGAAGCGTCACCGCTGAATGAGCCGTCGAAGCCAAGGATGATTTCATCATCTTGGCTGATCTCGAACTCCTCCTCACACGCATCCCACGCCCCTGTGGGTAGCCAGGATATTGCGGAGCTCACCCATTGGTTGCATCGCTTAGTACGGAACTCTGCCTCAGGTGTTCTTTTGACGGCACTCTCGAAGTCTGCCGGATCCGATATGTCACCGTAACCGGGATTAGCCTTACGCCAAGTGTCAGGGTCACGGTGATCCCCGTCATCCTCCCACCATGCCATGAAGAAGCTAGGGTCATCTATCTCCCCTGTTGATACCTTCTGCCCGTACTGGTACAAACTGTATGCGATGCTGTCCCTGCCGGTGTTGTCCATCTTGACCCCA